AATAAAAACCTGTACGAACTTTATGCAGAAATGGAAAAAGAGGACATGATTGCGTTTGCTAGAGCAATAGAAGAAAGGCATGGGATTAAATGATGTTAAAAGATAATAATGACGGAACATTTAGTATTGTTGCCCCCTATAGTTTTGAGAAACCAAAGCGATTAAGTGATGAGGAAATTGATTACTACACAAAGGCGTATTTCAACATTCACCCTGACGCGCACTTATCTGAACAGTTTAAAATTAAGCTGTATGAGTTACAGGAATTTGCTAGAGCAATAGAAGAAAGGCACGGGATTAAATGACATATGGATATTTTTATCGACTTTTAATGAAATTGTCGCACCGTTTTAATTGGCACCACATGAAACAGAATCCACATTTAGAGCGTGGAAAAATTCATTTGTGGTGTCATTGGTGTGGAGCTAGGTCAGTGTTAATTGATCCAAAAGAATACATAAAATTTTAGAAAGGCATGGGGATTAAATGATAGATAAATTGCTTGATTGGTACTTCAGTGGTAGATGCTTAAAACATCCTATGGTTGTGGCAGTAGTGTTTTATACCATTGGATTTTTTGTTGGCAAAAGCTAGAAAGGCACGGGATCAAATGAGAGACGGCGGAAAAGGTGATAAGCCGCGGCCCATACAAAACCGCGCGCAGTTTGAAACAAACTGGGATGCAATATTTAAAAAGAGTAAGTTGTCTGATAAGATAGTTAAACAAGTGGAGGATTCAATCAGTGAATACCAAAAGCAAGCGCAGGAGCTCTGGTTCAAAGACGGCAGTTGTACCGGAGGATCTCCCGAACAAAGAGATTGAGTTTCGCATGACGCACGTCAAAGATAACCCAGACGGATCGGGCGATTACGAACTGCACATGAATGAATACACAAAGGCCAAACTAATTGAATTGGGTGTAATTGGTTTGCTTAAAGAGCACATCACCCAAAACAAAAAACCATGGTACAAAAGGATATTCAAACTATGACTAAGAAGAAGCCGCCGTTTAACGTTGTATTCGAAGAAGGTTGTTTTGATGAGTTGGAAGACGAGCTAACGCAAGAAGAGCTCGACGCACTGATCGAAGGTATTTTTCAGTTGGCCGAGACTGGCGAGATTATTTCTGAGTCAACACCAATTGATGAGCTGCCTGAGGAAGAGCAAGCCGAGATCATCGACATGCTTGAGCGTAAGAGTAAAAGAACGAGGCACTAATGCAAAAGAAAAAATACGATTACTACAAACTAGATGTTGGGTTTTATCCTGACATTATGAAGGTTTGTTTTTCAGACAGCGTGTTTCAGCAAATCCTCAAGGACCACAAAGTAACCATCAAGGCCGACGCATTAGACATTGGTGTTGCTGAAACGCATTTGATTGGCGATAACAAAGACGCGCTAATTGTTTTGGTGTTTGATTTGGAAGCGCTCAACGAGGGGATTGACGAGGTAGTGGGCGCGATTGCGCATGAGGTTAGCCACGCGATCGATCACCTAGCCGAATACATTGGCGAAGACGATAACATTAAAGGAGAGACACGCGCGTATCTTAGCGAGTCACTGGTACGACAGCTATTTAAGATTACGATGGCGGAGAAAAATAAAAATGCTAGAAAAGCAGATCGAAAAATATCTCGTAAAAAGAGTAACGGAGAACAACGGCCTAACGTTCAAGTGGATATCCACAGTGACGGGGGTGCCAGATCGACTAGTATTTCTGAACTCTCAAGTCCATCTAGTCGAGTTAAAGACGGATTCTGGCAAACTTAGTCCGCGCCAGATATTTGTTTTTGATCAGTTAGGCGAGCAGGGTTTTTCCGTGCGCGTGTTGCGCAGTTACGAGGACATCGAGGAATTTATACGTGAAGCAACAGCACATTAAAAAGTATTTTCACAATGCACGGTCCCGCGCCCGCGCAGAGAACTTGCCGTTTGATTTAACCTACGAGTACCTGCTATCCATTGCAACCGACGAGTGCCCGATCTTTAAGACGCCATTCACGTGGGGTGTATCGAATCTTGGTAAAGGCAAGACACGGGCCGACACGCCGCAATTAGACCGAATTATACCCGAACTGGGATATGTACAGGGCAACGTGGCGTTTATATCAGGCAAGGCAAACAAGATGAAGGACAACGGCACAATGCAAGAACACTATGCAATTGCCGATTGGATTTGGGAAAGAACACATGCTAAAGAGAAATCAGTTACACCAATATCAACAGGATCTTATATCGAAGGCGCAGTCGATACCCAATCTAGCGCTCTTCCTACCTCCGGGGCTGGGAAAGACAGCAACGACGCTAACGATTATCGCGGAGCAACTCAAGGGGAAAACTCTTATCGTAGCGCCAAAGAGGGTAGCGGAGACAGTGTGGGACACCGAGACGCAGAAGTGGGAACACCTATGTACCCTGAAGGTTTCGAAGATCCTTGGGACACCAGCTCAACGGTTGGCAGCGTTAACGAGTGGTTCGAGCGTGTTCGTAGTCAATCTCGAGAACTTGATCTGGCTACTGGAACAGCAAGTAAAGTTCGACAATTTGGTGATTGACGAATCCAGTCGGTTTAAGGATCCCAGCACTAAGCGTTTTAAAGCCCTCAAGAAACATCTAAAGGGCTTTGAGAGGCGTATTATCCTCACCGGCACCCCTACCCCTCAGGGCATTCCAGATCTCTGGTCTCAGGTGGGTATTTTGGATCTTGGGCAGCGTTTAGAGACAACCCTGACGGCGTTTAGGGCAAAGTACTTAACACCCGATAAGATGAATCGGCACACGCACGTGGTGTACAGCTGGAAATTACAACAAGGTGCAGAGAAAATCATCAAAGACAAGATTGCAGACATTTGCTTTTCTTTAAAAGCGGAAGACTATCTGCAACTACCCAAACTAAACAATATGTTTCACAAAATACAACAAAGTGCAGAGTTTCGTACAAAATACGATACACTCAGAAAGGATATGGTGGCACAAATTGGTAACGAAACTATCACGGCAGCGACGGCGGCAACGCTCACAGGCAAATTGCTCCAGCTTACCTCAGGCGCAATTTATAACGCCGACGGTGAGTGGCAAAATATTCACGATGCTAAATTGGAGTACCTCGAGTCTATCATGGAAGAGGCTAGCGGGCCCGTTTTGGTTTTCTACCACTTTAAACACTCTCTCGAGCGTATTAAGAAAAACTTTCCGCAGGCCGTAGAGCTCCGCGACTCAGCCACTCAGATCAAAGACTGGAATGAGGGCCGTATTCCAATGCTCTTAGCACACCCGCAGTCTGGCGGGATTGGACTAAACCTGCAGTGTAATACCGGCGAGACGGCGCAGACGGTCTGGTTTGATCTGCCGTGGTCTTCCGAAAACTACATCCAGGCCAACGCACGGATCTACCGACAGGGCCAGGAGAAGCCGGTTATTATACACCACCTCGTTATGTCTAATACCATCGACGAGCAGGTTGTAAAGGTCTTGGACGGTAAAATAAATTTGCAGGAAGCCTTGTTAGACGCCCTAAAATTTGCATTAGTGTAAAGTAGGAGAGATTATGGACAAACTTGAACTATTTAACGAAACAATCAAACGCGCAAGACCTGTCAGCGGTGACGAGGTAAAAGCCAAGTCGTTAGATCAACCACTGAATGAAATTGGCATCGATAGTTTAGACGTTATTATGATCTCGGTATATTTCTCAGAGATCTACGGCGTATCGGAAGAGAAAGCTAAAGAACTACAGCCTAAAACACCAAGACAGTTTTTTGAGCTGTATGAAGCAAACGGAACGAAGAGCCCTAAGACAATTCAAGAAGCATTAGGTAATATTGAGTTTTAAGATGAAAACTTATCTTACTAAATACAAAACATTATCTACAACCAATACCAAAGTATTGAGTGATTTAATATATCCACAACGTGTGCACTGGATGCCAGAATTGTATGCTCGAGTAAAGACTGGACTATCTTATGTGCCACATGAAATGGCTAATCGAGTGGCAACACAAGATCTTGTAGACTACGTTAAATCTAATCCAGTGGACGGGAAGACAGCATTTTTATTGGCGGCTGGGTCACAGGGCTGGGCTGGCGGTAAGGCAAAAAATCAAGACAGGCCAAGCGAATTAGATTACACATTTAAACTAGGCATGCTCACGATGACGAATGTTTACGCTGGCCGAATGGCTTCGGTGTTTGAAGCCTACGATTTTGTGTCAACCGATGCGAGTGCCTGCGCTTCCAGTATTAAGTGCATGGTAGACGCAAAAAACTTGATTGATAACCTTGGGTTTGACCGCGTAATTATTTTGGCTTTGGAAGACCAAACCTCTAAAATGACCTTAGAATTTTTTGGACAAATGAAAGCTAACATTTTAATTTCAGACGAAGAAAAAGGCGCGATGCCCTCGGCGTTTGATAGTAAAAATGGCGGGTTTATTATTGGGCAAGGCGCTGCTATTGGCATAATTGAATCCGAGCGAGCTGTTAACAAAAATGCCGTTAAACCAGAAGCCGAACTACGAGGCGTATGGGTGTCGGCAGAGCAATTGTCAAATCCAATTGGTCAACGGCCAGATGGTCAAGGCTATCAGCGTGCTATCACTGGAGCCATGGCACAAGCAAAATGCAAACCCGAAGATATCAAGATTGTAAAAACGCACGGCACTGGAACACCAACCAATAATCAATCTGAAAAGAACGCGCTACTGTCAACATTACGCGGTGGATTTATTGCTACGTCCTACAAACAATATATCGGCCACACAGTGGCGGCAAGTGGGCTACTAGAGACAGGGTTAATATTGGATGACATTAAAAAAGGAATCATACCAGCGATTAAAAACAGAACAGAAGATGATGATACATTTATTTCAAAAGATACCGCCGCACCAGAAGGGCTTTTAATGAGTTTAGCGGCGGGAATGGGGAATATTTACGCAGCAGCTATATTTGATCAAAAAGTATGAAAACAATAACTAAACACAAAGTAAACGCTACAGCTCCGCGCCTGTCTGATGAAGACCCAGATCCAATCGAGCAAGATGAATCAGAGGGAGTATCATCGACACTGATTGAAGGTTGGCTACCATGGGAGCCGGAAGACATTGCAGACATTCGTAAGTTAATTGCAGAACGTTTGCCACCTAAGCAGCAGTTTATTATCGAGGCATTTTTAGATGGTTTGACCTACAACGATGTGTGCGTGACTGAGAAGTATTGGCGCTATCATTTTGCTAAGGGCATTGAGCTAATTCGTAAGGAACTAAAACTATGAGTCACTTTATTGTTGAATATATGTACGACGGCCGCTACATGATGGAAACCTTGATGGGCGTAGAGGATGTAGATCTCAGCGACAAGCGGTTTCAAAAGCTGATGGGCCTATGGCAGTGCGAAACACAGGAAGAAGTAAACACATTACACAAACACTTATGGGAGATGCGCGGTGAACGATCCAGTAAATAATCCAAAACACTACACCGAGCACCCCAGCGGTATTGAGTGCATACAAATTACGGAGCACATGGGATTTTGTTTAGGGAATGCCGTCAAATATATTTGGCGTGCGGATTTGAAGAATGACGCGATCGAAGATCTGCGTAAAGCAAAGTGGTATTTAGAGCGAGAGATCGCAAGGAGATTGAAATGATTACAGGTATTGGCGTTACATTAATGATCACTGGCATATTGTGCTACGTGGTAGTCGAGAACTTTAAACCAGAGTGTCTGCCTTGGAAAAAGCGTTTAGTCAACGCAATCATCCTAGCAGGCGCGGTGTTAACATTGGCGGGATATTTTGTATGACAACAACAGGATTAAAAGTAAATGTCGATTGGGACACGATTGACGAAATCTTTGAAGCAAATTTGTTTCATATGTATAACACCCTATTGCAAGAGAAAGCACGGTACAAAGGCAAAAAGAAATTAAAAGATTGGGAGATTGAAGATCTCGAACAGTTTGCACGAGTTACCGCCGCGATCGAAGAACTTGGCGCGTACTGCGTGTACGAGTTTGATAAAAAGGTAAAGAAATATGCTAAGCAGCAACTACGATAGATTTGAGCTTGAGCAGGACGTAATGAAGCTCTACAATATTTGCGAGGACATTGATTTGTTTTTGCAAAGACACATCGACGGGCCAAGAGCATTTACAGAAGACGAGGTGTGGAATATTTTGCACGGTCTTCGCACAATGCACGAGCTGCGCATCAGTCGTGTTGAAGAAGGCATCAAAAAAGTATTGGAGCTGGACGAGTATTGTACAGATCCAGTTAAGTTAAAACGAAGAAAGGGAGTAGTATTATGAGTGATAAAGTAAACGATCTATTAGGTGACTTTAACGTCACGTTAGATTTTTCAGTAAATGAAATTAACGCGCTGCTTAATATTTTGGCACAGGCGCCGTTCATTCAAGTAGTCGGGTTTGTGAATGCCATTCAGAATCAAGCTGGCCCACAAATCGAACAGGCCCGTAAGAATTTAGAGGCCGTGGAGAAGGCGAATGAATCTTAAAGATTTGTTAAACCGGGCCGGTATCCGTAACGACATTGACCAAGCACTGGCCGACAAGGAAGCTGCCAAAGAAAAGCAGATCCAGGAAATGGCTGGTGCTGTAACCCGGCTAGTGGTCAACGAGGCGCTCCGGGAAGCCAAGGCCCGGGCCAATGAGCGTGACAGACTCATTATTAAGCCAGATGGGGCGGAAAAGAAGTAGATTTTGCATTAGTAGATATAGGGGTAGAATAGGACTCGCCGGGAGGCGCTCCGCCCCCCTACTTTACATACACTTACACACAGGAGAAACACATGAATCCATTTGAATTACGCTATGATCTACTCAAGACCTCCAAAGAGTTCTTGACCGAGCAATACAACGCCCAGTTAAAAGCATGGGAATTGGCCGACGAAGCAGGTAAAAAGCTGCTCGAGAACGCGCCCAAGTTTCCATCCATGCACGAGATCATCGACAACGCGATTGAGATGAACAAGTTCATCAGCAACGCAGTCGAGACACAGCTCGTAGATGGCGTTAAACGAATCAACCGTATTACTGCAGTATTCTAAATCGGTAAGCGGATCTGCTGGTTTAGCTCAGAGGTAGAGCAACTGCCTTGTAAGCAGTAGGTCCGCGGTTCAATCCCGTGAACCAGCACCAAACATGGGGTAGGTATAGTTTCGACGAGGGGCCAAGGCTAAAATGCAACCCAGCGGACCACGGGGCAGTACCGTGCTACTCCACCAAACACATGACAACAAAAGACGTTTTCTATTTAACAATCACACCAATCGTTCTATTTATAACCTATAAGTTAATTTTAGAGCTCTGGTGTATTACCTATGGGTTAATTTATGGATGATTTTAAATGCTTGCCTAAAATGAAAGCTGGCGGTCCCGTCGGCCTCTATGCCAATATTTATGCGAAGAGGGAACGTATCAAGCGCGGATCTGGTGAGAAAATGCGTAAGCCTGGTGATCCTGGCGCCCCAACAGCGACAGCATTTAAAGAGTCTGCAAAAACTGCGAAAAAATGACAGCTAAAAAAGCAAATCCAAAAAATCCATCGAAGTACGACCCAGCTATGTGCGATCGCATGATCGAACTAGGTAAGCTAGGCGCGTCCCAAAAAATGATGTGGTCGGATCTTGGCATCAGTAAGCGAACTGCCGATGCCTATAGCAAAAAGTATCCAGAGTTTGCCGAAGCCCTTGATTTGGCTCTGGTGCATGCTCAGGCATACTGGGAGCGCGAGCTCTTGGCCAACGTCGATAACAAAAACTACAACAGCCGTCTGGCGGAGATCGCACTGCGCGGCCAGTTTCAACAAGACTACCGAGAGACACGAGATACTAAGATTGATCTAAAGGCAGAAGTTAAGGTCGACTTCCAAAAAGAAATAGCAGACCTAATTTCCGCCCTCAAGTCATAAGAAAAATAAACTTTCAATTTTAGCAAAAAAGGGCCGAAAGGCCCTTAATTTTTTGCATTAGTGTATATACGATAAACTGAATTGAAAGAATAAGATGACCGCACACGCTCTTCTCTCAGCCTCAGCGTCTAAACGATGGTTGACTTGTACACCAAGCGCACGCCTAGAGGCCACACTCCCCGAACCTAAAAAAGCACCCGGATCTTTTGACTTTAGTCAAGAGGGCACGATGGCCCATTCGCTGGCCGAAGCAAAACTACGGCACTATTTTGGACAAATTGGAATTGAGGAGTTTGAAAGAGAATATGAAATCATTAAAAACACACCCTACTACAACGACGATTTCGAGGCTTACGTCGATAATTACGTTTTATACGTCCGCAGCCAAATCGGTGATGGTGATACCCCGCTGTTTGAGCAACGTGTGGACTTCTCTGATTGGGTGCCTGACGGTTTTGGTACAGCCGATGTGGTTATACTTTCTAAGCACGCCATTCGAATCATTGATCTTAAGTTCGGAAAAGGTGTGCCTGTCTCCGCGATCGATAACACCCAATTACGTTTATATGCACTCGGTGCTTATTCCAAGTTTAAAGAAGAGTATCCGGAACTCAAAGAAGTATCCTACACGATCCATCAGCCTCGCCTGGACAGTATCAGTACTGATGGCACCACGGTACATAAACTAATTGATTGGGCCAACTATTTTGTCAAACCTAAAGCAAAGAAAGCATGGAGTGGATCCGGCGAATTTATTCCCGGTGACCATTGTCAATTCTGCCGTGCGAAAGCGCAATGCCGCGCACGTGCTGACTTCAATACAGAACTCGCTAAGCAGGAGTTTAAAGCGCCGCCCCTTTTAGACGAGGAAGAGTTGCAAAACATTTTAGCGAAGGCGCAAGATTTACGGCAGTGGGTTATTGATGTAGAAGAGTACGCATTACAAAAAGCGATTGAGGAAAACAAAATACCTCGCGGCTTTGAACTATCTACCTCAGTAACACACCGCAAGATTGTAGACCAAACACTTGCAGCCGAAGTGTTGAAAGAAAAAGGTTTGCCCGAGGCAGAGATCTGGGAGCAACCAAAATTAAAATCCATCGCAGCATTGGAAAAGCTACGACCCAAGGGCCAAGTAGTCGCGTGGTTAGGTGAACTGGTGCAGCGCCCTGAGGGCTCGCCAAAACTGGTGCGCGTCAAAGAGACAGCCGCGGAGGATTTTAAATGAGCGCTTGGTTAATCGCAGCGATAGGCCTTGTATATTTTATTGTAGCAATCGATCAATTTATGAAAGGCGGAATCGGAACCGGCATTATGTTTATTGGTTACGCACTAGGAAACGTAGGGTTGGTGATGGTTGCGAAATAGTATGAAAGTAGAGTGCTACGGCGCAGAGTTTGAAATACCGGATTTGTTGATTGAGAAGTTTATAAAAGATTTTGACGGATTACCCGGAAGTGGTAAGTATCAGGAAGTCAGTATGCTCCGCGACTCAGTGGGTGCAGTACTGGAGTTAGTATCCCAGGACCCCGAAATGTTGCACGAGCCGGAGTACTTATCTGATTTTATTCAAGCAATGGCAATAAAGAAGGCACTAGAAACACATGGCATATTCTACGACGCATGAAGAGAAATTATCCCAAGAAGAATTAGAGCGTATGCGGGATGAGAATGAAAAGACCCTGGCCGATTACTACCGCGCCCGATTACAATTTTGGGATTTTCATACTGTGAAAAATGTCAGTCAATAATTTTGCATTAGTAGTTTTAAGGGTAGACGAACTGGCCCCTATTGAAGACCAGTTCTAATGTTAAAAAGGTAATTTATGACACAAAGCACTAAAGTAAAAGTAGTAACCGGTAAAGTACGTTTCTCTTATGCTAACGTATTTGCTCCCAAGGCATCTGTCGAGGGCGGCACACCAAAGTACTCCGTTTCTATTATCATCCCCAAGTCCGATAAAGAAACTGTTGCCAAGTTACAAAAAGCATTTGAGGAAACTAAAGCAGCCTCCGCAGGTTATTTCGGCGGTTCGGTTCCTAAGAATCTAAAAGGCGGTTTGCGTGACGGCGATCAGGAAAAGGAAGATCCAGCATACGAAGGTTGCTATTTTATCAATGCAAACTCAGTGCAAAAGCCAGGCGTTGTAGATCAAGATCTCAACCCCATCTTGGATCAAAGCGAGTTCTATAGCGGTTGTTATGGTCGCGCATCAATCACGTTCTACCCATACAATGCTCAGGGTTCTAAGGGCATCGCATGTGGTCTGAACAATGTTCAAAAACTAGAAGACGGAGAGAAGTTAGGCGGTGGTACCACTGCAGCAGCTGACTTTGCCGTATAAGGAAATTATGTCAAAACAAGTAAAAGGAACAAGGACTGAACAGTCTTTAAAAGAAGCATTTGCCGGCGAATCCAAAGCTAACCGTCGCTACCTCTACTTTGCAAACCTTGCAGACGTAGCAGGTGCCAACGATGTAGCAGCGGTATTTCGCTCAACGGCGGAAGGTGAAACTGGTCACGCACACGGCCATATGGAGTACTTGATCGCTGGCGGTAGTGGCGATCCTGAGACTGGTCTGCCTGCCAAAACCGTTGAAGAGGCATTGAAGTCGGCTATCGCTGGCGAGACTCACGAGTACAGCGATATGTATCCCGGCATGGCCAAAGTCGCACGCGACGAGGGCTTTGAAGAGATCGCCGACTGGTTTGAGACATTGGCAAAAGCTGAGCGCAGCCACGCCAATAAGTTTACTAAGACGCTTAACGCATACTTAGAAAACGCTTAATTTGTAGTACCCGTAGGTCGGGGGAGGAACGTAGAAACTGCGTCCTCCCCTTTTTATCCACCATCTAACTTATTATAAAAACAATGGATCAATATCAAGAATATATTGCAGCTAGTCGTTATGCCCGTTTTATTGATGACAAGCAACGCAGAGAAACATGGGCAGAAACAGTTAATCGATATGTAGATTACATTTTCAGTCGTACCCCAGCAATACAGAACAACACCGAATTAAAGAACGAAATTTTTGATGCTATCCATAATTTAGATTTGATGCCGTCTATGCGCGCTATGATGACGGCAGGAAAGAGTGCTGACCGTGACAATACTTGCGTCTATAATTGCTCATATCTTCCCGTGGACGACCCGAAGTCGTTTGACGAAGCCATGTTTATATTGCTCTGCGGAACTGGAGTCGGGTTCTCAGTGGAGTCTAAATACATATCCAATTTGCCAGAAGTGCCTGAAAAACTCTTTGACTCTGAACACACCATCGTCGTCCACGACAGCAAAGAAGGATGGGCCAAGTCATTACGTTTACTCATCGCACACTTGTATGCCGGCGAGATTCCAAAATGGGACGTCAGTGGAGTACGACCAGCCGGAGCGCGACTCAAAACATTTGGTGGAAGAGCTTCCGGGCCGGAACCATTAGTTGATCTATTTAAGTTTACCGTTAACACATTCAAGCACGCCGCCGGACGCAAACTGCATAGTTTAGAGTGCCATGACTTGATGTGTAAAATTGGTGAGGTTGTTGTCGTGGGTGGCGTGCGCCGCTCGGCTATGATCTCGTTGTCTGATCTTGATGATGAAAGGATTCGTCATGCCAAAGCAGGCCCTTGGTGGGAGACTGCACCCCACCGCGCACTTGCCAACAATAGCGCGGTATATAACGAAACCCCAACAGTTGGTAAGTTCATGGAAGAATGGTTATCTCTCTATAACTCGCATTCCGGGGAAAGAGGCATTTTTAACCGTGAAGCGGCTAAGAAAACTGTTGCGAAGTACGGGCATCGAGACCCGAACTATGAGTTTGGGACGAATCCGTGCTCGGAAATTATTTTGCGTCCGTACCAATTTTGCAACCTTACTGAGGCGGTGGTAAGACATGACGACACAGAACAAACACTTACTCGTAAGGTCCGACTGGCTGCAGTATTGGGAACAATCCAAGCAACATTCACCAAATTTCCATACTTGCGTAAAGTTTGGCAACGTAACACTGAGGATGAGCGATTACTTGGTGTCTCCCTCACCGGAATCTACGACAACCCACTGCTCACAACCCAAGGAGAAGAATTAAATGGCCTCTTATCACGACTTCGAGAGGAAGCTCGAAGAACCAATGAGGAATACGCAGCTCTGCTCGGAATACCTAAGAGTGCTGCGATCACTTGCGTTAAACCATCCGGAACCGTCAGCCAGCTTGTTGATAGCGCATCTGGAATACACCCAAGACATAGTAAGTACTATATCCGCCGAGTTAGAGGAGATAAAAAAGACCCTCTTACACAATTCTTAATTCAACAGGGAATCCCTAATGAAGCGTGCGTTTATAAGCCTGATCAAACAGTTGTGTTTAGTTTTCCAATTAAAGCCCCGGCCGGCATCACGAGATCGGACGTCACACCTCAAAGCCATTTGGCCCTCTGGCTTACTTACCAGCGTCACTGGTGCGAGCACAAGCCGTCGGTCACAATCTCCGTCGAAGAAAAAGACTGGCCAAGCGTCGGAGCCTGGACGTGGGACCACTTCGACGAAATCAGCGGGGTCTCGTACCTCCCGTACGACGGCGGAAGTTACAGGCAAGCGCCGTATTCCGAGTGCACCGAAGAAGAATACGAAGCCCTCAAAGCTCAAATCCCAGTCATTAACTGGGAAGAGTTCAAAGAAGTGACTGATAATGTTGAGGGTGCTCAACAATTAGCTTGTAGTGCCGGCGTCTGTGAGATCTGATCCATGGAAGTGCCCGCCTCTGAACTTAACAAACTGGAACATGGCGTGGAAGTGGAAAGCCCGTGTACAGGAGTCTGCCAGACAGACTATGACGATGTTTGTAAGGGATGTAAGCGGACACTCGATGAGATATCAGAGTGGCCCTTTCTATCAAACCGCGAGAAGCAACAGGTAATTGATAGAATTTACCGATCGGGAATAATGTAAGAAAAAGTGAGCAAAAATAGGAAAAAGTTACCGATCGGGAAACATTTCACATGGTGGTGATTTGGGGAGCTTCGGCTCCCCTCTTTTTTGCATTAGTGTATACATGTTGGAGTTAAATGTAGTAACCAGACCCGTGAAACGGTCGTCTAACACGGAGCGGCCGCCCCGTCTACATAGCGAGCCCCATTAACCGCAGATACGTCTGCTTGCCTAAGGAGCATTATGATTTATTCAATCGATTTTGAGACCCGCAGTATGGCCGACCTGCCAGAGGTTGGCCTTGACAAGTACGCCAATGACCCAAGCACGGAGGTCCTGTGTATTGCGTTTGGCACCTGCCCAGAAGATGTGCAGGTATTCCAACCGTTAGACTATGGCTACGCCATGAAGGCGCTAATGATCCACGTTGCCAACGGCGGCAAGATCGCGGCCTGGAACGCCATGTTCGAGTACACAATCTGGAACTGCGTCTGCGTGCCAAAGTACGGCTGGCCAAAATTAAAGCTCGAGCAGTGCATTGATACGATGGCGGTCGCAGCTGCGAACAATATACCACAAGGCTTAGAGGACGCTGGCGACTTTCTTGACGCCAATTTCAAAAAAGACGCGACCGGAAAGAAGCTAATCCAAAAGCTCTGCAAACCGACCAAAAAGGGCGACTTTAACAATGACCCCGAACTGCTAAAACAACTCTTTGATTACTGTGCCCAAGACGTACGCACAGAAATGGCCATAGGAAGCGTTTTAAGGCCCCTAGAAGACGTCGAACAGGCAGTCTGGACCCTCACCCAGCGGATCAACATCCGCGGCGTGCCAGTGGACCCCAGAGAGCTTCAGAATGCCGTTATAGCGGTGGAAAACGCCCAGAGAGCTATTGATGAGGAGTGCGTCGCCCTGACTGGTTGTAAGCCGTCTGAGCGGGCTAAATTGCTGAACTGGATCAATCAGAAGATCCCACACGCACCCATGCCGGATTTGACCGAAAAGACCGTATCAAAAATGCTGCAGTGCAACATATTCCCGGTAATAAAAAGGGCGCTTGAGTTGCGCCAGGAAGGTAGCCAGACTAGCGTGGCTAAGTACGCTAAAATGTTGGAGATACAACGTGAAGGAAGAATCAGAAATACGCTTGTCTATCATGGGGCTAGTACTGGGCGTTGGGCTAGTCGTGGTGGACTTAACCTACAGAATATCGCTCGGCCTACTTTATCCGATGAAGAAATTGAGAGATTTATACCTCGAGTTTTTGATCAGGCGATTGGTAGCATGGGAGAACTATCCTCTCTTGTTCGAAGTGGAATCAAGGCGCCAGATGGAAAAACCTTTGTGGACGTTGATTTCTCGTCTATTGAGAACCGAGTAGGCGTATGGCTCGCAGGCCAAAAAGATAAGGTGGAGATGTTTAGAAAGGGGTTAGATGAATACAAAATGTTTGCTTCTCAGTCGCTTTACCGAGTGCCTTACGAAGAAGTCACAAAAGATCAGCGACAAGTTGCTAAGTCCGCTGTACTTGGATGCCTCTTTGGCCAAGGTGCAAAAGGTCTTGTCAAGTATGCGGAGGGATTGGGTGTGCAGCTCACCGAGCCGCAAGCAAAAAACGCAGTAGATAGCTATCGCACGTCATATGTGCTCGTTAAGGAACTATGGGCTGGCTGTGAAGAAGCTGCTATTAATGCCGTCAAAAATCCAGGAGCGCCATTTTCAGCCGGGGGTAAATTGGTATTAAAGTTTGCCAAGAATGCGCTGTGGATGAAATTACCCAGCGGCAGATTGATCTGCTGGCAACGGCCAGAACTCGCCTTGAACCCAACGCCTTGGGGGACTGAGAAGCTCGGTATCACTGTTCACAGCCAAAACACCTACAGCAGGCAGTGGACTAGAAATGTCCTTATTGGCAGTAGTATTTTCCAGTCCGCCGTTCAAGGTACTGCTCGGGACTTTCTTGCCGAGGCTATACTTGACCTTGATAAAGCCGGTTACGAAGTGTGTAACTTGATCCACGATGAGGTTCTCCTAATAGCTGATGAGCATAATGCTGAACAAACTTTGGAAGATGTGTTAAAGATTATTACACAACCTCCAAAGTGGGCTCTTGATATGCCATTGGCCGCAGAAGGGTGGGTCTCAAAAAGGTATCGAAAATAGGGCGGTTTTGACCAAACATTTGCATTAGTATGTATATGAATACTAATAATAGAACATGCTACAAATGTAAGTTAATAAAACCTGTTTCGGAGTTCTATAAAAGAACTAACGAAAAGCACTATCGTGGGTGTAAAACATGTGAAAAACAACAATTTACGGATTTTAGAAAAAACAATCCGCATATATCGCACTTGTCTAACGCCAAACAACGCGCTAAAAAATTAAATCTGCCCTTTGATTTGGATAAAGAATGGTTTTATTCAGCATTGCCAAAAGTATGCCCCGTTTTTAAAACTAAATTTTCGGATGGCAAACATAACATTTCAATTGATAGATTAGTACCAACTAAAGGGTATGTTAAAAGTAATTGCAGAATAATAAGTCATAGAGCAAACACCATAAAAAATGACGCCACGCTTGAAGAGCTAAAACTTTTAGTACAATATTTAGAAACTACTCTGCCCTTTTAACTGGTGTTGGGTAGAACAACAAGCCTACGTCTTCATTGGCGTAGCCTTTATAGCCAGCCTGCTTGATTAGACGCTCGAGTTCGTTTAGGTGTTGTGCTTCATTGACTTGCTGAATGCCTTGACTCATTAAATATGGGTCAAGGCTTTTTTGTTTGGCAATCGCCGACAGACCGAGTGGATCTTCGCTCAGTGGGTAGATGTCTTCTGCTACACCCTGATACTTGTGTGGGCCCAGACCTTGCTCGGGGCGCACGTTTGGCTTGTCAACATAAAAGTAGGAGCGTGGCTTGATGTCTGGTGCATCGGCTAGGCGCGATGCCTCTTGGCCTTTGATACCAGTGCCATACATGCGGGGCTCAAGTTGAGCAATCGATGGCGACTTGGAGAAGTGTACAAACGGCAGCTTGCGTGCGTGCTCAAGTGTTTTCTTAATCGCGCCACCAGCTGCTTTCATAAAATCTGCAGACTCAGCGTCTTCTGGGTTAAACTTAGCAAACTTGCCGCGGATGTTTTTAGGATCAAATATGCCTACGTTTGGGATACCACCTTCCATAACTTGAAACGTATCGTGTCCTGTATCGCGTAAGTACTGCAAAAAGTTTGGATCTTCAATATGTTCCCATTTACCACCTAGTAGCCCACGTTTAACATCTTTTGGCGAATACCAATCACCGGGAGTGTATACGTTCTCCAAATATTCTTTTACAATCTGTTTGCCTTCAGGAGTGTTTGGATCCCAGTATTTACCTAAATTTACATTAACCGGATACATCGTCGCACCAGTTTTGTATTCGGGTTTATCCATTCGCATCGGTAAAAATGATTCGGCAAAATCTGGATCGCGAGTGACAAAAGTCACACCTGGCGTTTCTAATTTCATCGGGTCTGTATTTTTCGATGAATCAAACACTTTAATATTTGGCGATGGGCTGCCGTGGTAAAAACCGCCAGTGAATTTCTTCTTAAACTCCTGGACTGCAGCCTTCATTTGTTTGGGTGTTAACTTTGGCATGTTAGCACTTCCATTTACGCAGGGCCTTGTTGATGCGTGAATCTGGATCGTTTGCTGTCTTAGCAGAGGTTAGCTTTTTCTTCATACCACCCATTCTAGCACAGAACGATTTCTTACGTGCGCCACCTTCTGGTTGTGGTGCTTTTAGCTCGCCGCCAGTCTCGCGTTTGTACGATGCGCGACCAAGTGCATTCAAACCGCCCGATGGGCTTTTGCCTTCTTTGCGCTGCCAAGCTGGCGTTGTGCTGCCACCTTCTTTATATCCCATCTCTTGCAACGAGCGTAATAGCTTCTCGTCGATTACTTGCGCTGGAATACCGACAGACTGACGATAGTTGTAATCAGACAGTGGGCGGCCGAGTTCTTTCATGGCCTTGGCTTCTAAGTCGCGGAACAAAAATTCACGAGGCACCGGAACAAATTGATCCTCGCCTTTTTCACCAATGATTAGATTGCGGTAACCTGGATGAACATCTGGTTTTAATACTTGCGATTCTGCAGTAAATAACTGAGGACCAATTGCGCCGAGCTCAGCTTCACGCAATGCCGGATCAATTGTTTCATCTAAATGTTTTTGTAGATCGACAGCACCAATTCGCTTTTGACCCATGATATCGGCAATTGTGCCGCGACGATGGAACGCGTTGGCGTAATCTAAAAACTCTTCACTAGTAATGTCTGGAGCACCAGGGAGCGATTTCTCAATTGACAGCCTCTTGTTTAATGCAGCGATTTGCTCAGGCGTTACCTTACCAGCGCGCATGTCTTCTAACAGTTGCGCGTACATTTTTTCAAACACCGGACGATTAGATCTGTGTGCTGTAGTGCTCATTAACATCGGAGAGATAACGGCACGTTTAGAACGACCAGCACGCTCTACGGCGTTTAATAAACGACTAGCTGCGCCAGGAGAATCCATGGCCCATGTATACTCTGGGTGTAAATTAATAAACCCAGGGCCGCCAGAGAATCCGCCAGTTGCTTTGGTACGATCAGCCATCGTGCCTAGTAATGTTTTGCCTTCTTGAGGTATTAACACCTCAGATAACTTTTTTACAGCTTTACCCTTAGCGTAGCCAGCCAAGCCTCCCTCTTTCATAGGTTGGGGTTGAGCGGCTGGTTGCTGCGGTTGTGCTTTGGATTTAAGATAATCGATGTATGCGTTCAACGCACCAGCACCCATACCAATAGCTGTACCGCCAATACGTGTGACGGGGTGTGGGATTAATGACGCAGCAGATCCAGCAGCACCAATAGCACCTAAACCAGCGCCAAGATAATCACCTTCTTTAAACCGATTGTATGCGTCGGAGGCTTGTAAACCAGCGCCTGCGCCAGCTGCAGATTTTAATAGCAGCGGCATTTTGCCAGCGGTAGCTTGAGCAATACGGCCAGGAATAGAGCCGGCTGCTTTATTGGCAGCGCGCATTTGTGCAAAACGAGCAGCGTCCGCTTCTTTAGCAGCGATATCTTGCATAGCTTTTGGACCACCCAAAGCGCCACCAGTAATTTTGCTAGTGACTTTACCCTTACCAAGAGGTGCCTCACGGCGTTTAAATTCTTCTACAACGTTTTCAACCGTTTCACCAGTGCCCGCACCATAACCGGTTTTAGCAGCCCACTTTTGTCCTGGTGTACCTGCACCAGGGGGAGGGGGAGTTGTTACACCTTTTGGACCGTAGGCAGTCTCGAGTACCTTACCAGCAACCGGACCAGCAATCGCACCAACAGCACCCGCAGCAATTGGATTCTCAATCATGCTTTCTTCGCCAGCCTCAAGAATCTGTTTATTCTCTTGCTGCGCTTGTAGTTCACGAATGTAGTCCGCAATCTGCTGTGCGTCTTCTTTATTACCAGCGGCGTCAGCCTGCTGGAGTGCATCGTAAGCCCGTTGTAATTGTGGATCCATTACTTACCTTTTAGCAGGATATTTGTTTAGTAATTGTGCGCCAGGGTGTGTTCTAACATCAGTTTTAGGTGCAGAGCTTGACTTAACAAACTGATTAAGATTGTTTTCATATTCAGTTTTTAGTTTCTGGTATTCTTCAGATTCTTTGTAACGCTCGAACGATACATTAGGATTCTTACGATTAAACTCACGATATGCGGCGCCGTTCTTCTTATCAAACTCAGCACGCATTTGGTTCCACTTTAAGAAGTCACGAATGGCTTCTGGCGAGTTCTTAATGCTACCAGCCAATTCACGAATCAAACCGCGCTCAGCATCAGACACGGCACCTTGGCCTTTGAGGTAGATCTTAGCAGCATTCAATTGCATCAAAGCAAACTCGCGCGATGCCTTTTGTGCGGCGTCAATATCAGCCTGTGTAGCACCAGGCATTGCTTTACGTACAGCATCGCTAATACCAGCGATACCGACAGCGCCAAGGTTACCCACGTTGGCGCCTTGCTCAGCTGCACCCAATACAGCAGTCAATACGCCAGGCTTTTGCAAAACGCCAAATGCACGCGGGTTAGTTGTTACTAAGTTGTTTAGATATTGAATTGATGCTAAGCGCTCACCGGCATTTGATCCGGCCTCAACCGTTGCAGCACGGTCTTTAGCCACATCTGTTGCTGTCTCTTGTGCCTCTTTTTCAGCTCCGGCTTTGCGAACTTCTAATTCTTCTTTGCTGCCAGGTGCGAAACCACCAGCACCAGTTGCGGCAGGCTTAGCTGGTGCCGTAGCTGTTGGAGCACCAACCTTAGGTAAAGGCTGAACTTGTGGAATAGGCTGCGGACCGGTTGTTGGACTGGGGGCTGCTGCGGGAGTTGATGTAGCAGCTGGTGCAGCTGCGGCAGGAGCGGCAGTTGGCGTTGGTGCTGCGGCGGGAGCTGCAGCTGGTTTGGTTGTTGTGACACCGGGCACAGTTGCCACTGTGGGTGATACTGCACCAGCGGCACCAAGAGGTGTAGTTTGCATTGTGCCGCTAGGACCGCGAACGTCTTGTGGCACAAACGCGCCAGATCCAACAAATTTGGTCAATACTGCGGCAGGTATTAGCTTAGGATCGATTAGTTTATTATCGATCATAAAGCGCAATTCTTTAACCAGGACAGGATCTTCAGCATTCTTAGCTAAATAGGTTTGAATGGCCTTCATCGCGCCCTGGCGATCACCAGATTGAGCTTGCACTGCAATTGATTGGCGCAATCCAGCATCTTTAACTAAATTTAATAAACCGCCAGTTTGTGCAGGAGCTTGAACGCCGCCCGCAGCAGGTTGAGCTGCACCAGGTTGCGTTACACCAGCTGCACCGGGTTGAGTTGGAGCAGCGGCTTGTGGTGCTCCAAATAGTTGTTTGTCTAAGTTGCGTGCTTGCTCTTGTGATACGCGGTACTGAGCTAAGTCACGACGCATACCAAATGTGGTAGCCTCTTGTTCTTCACGCTCTTTAGCACGACGGGCTAGTGCTTCGCCAGGGCCGGCCATACCGCCAGACCACCATGCAGTGGCATCTTTGAGAGATTCCATGAAGCTGCCTTTTTGTGCTTCACGCTGGTTAATAATCTCTTGCATGCGTTGCAAAATGCTTTCATCAACGCCGGTGGCGCCGGTGGATGTTGGCAGAGCATATTTGCTTTTTGATACAACGGGTTTAGCAGATAGAGGCGTAGTTGGTGTTTGTGTTGGCTCTACGTCGCCGCCTTCTTCGAAACGTGGTATGTAATCTAATCCTGGCATATTCGTTTCCTAATTAATCGTACGACTCATTCCATGCCCAATCCGGCACGTTTGGATTACCTTCGGGACCTGCGGACCAGTCAATAGTTCCGTCGCCAACGCCAGAAGCGTAATCATTTAAATTTGTACCCCCACTGCCAGTGAAAAACTTACCAATACCGCCAATCAATCCCTGCAATCCATCCTTAACGCCAAGTTGACCTAATACGCCGCCAGTGCCGGATTGACCGCCAAGTAAGGAAATCAATCCGCCTACTTGATTTAATGGAGACAATTGAGTTTGATTGTATACTGTGGTAGGTGCTTGAATACCACCAAGAACTTTACCTAAGTTGGATACGTTTACAAACGGGGAGGCTTGTTGATATTGACCAACCTCTAACAAGTTCTTAATATCTTGTTGAGTTAAATTACCTGCGGCAGACGCGGCGTTAACACCGGTTGCTTGGTTTTGAAGAGCGGCTTGCATTTGCTGAGAGGCTAACTGAGCTTGCGCATCAGCCATTGCTTTATTAACTGCAGTTTGACCGCGAAGGCTACCGAACTGACCAGACGCAATATTAGCACCTTCGATAGGTGCCGTAACGTTTGGCATCAGTTGCGCTAATTGCTGATTCTGTGCTTGGAATAAACCGCCAAGAGGAGTGCTGATATCTGGAGTAACAGTGCCAGTAGCTTGGTCTACAATCCATGGATTAGCAGCACCAGTGGCGATGTTTTGTGCCGTTGTGGCGGCTTGCGTAAATGCGTTGTACGGCTGGGCTAATTGATTTACAGCGTTTTGCGCAACGGTCTGTTGTGGCGCTGGCGCCGCACCAAACGCGGCTTGCGCCTGGTTAACTACGTTCTGTTGCGCTGTATCAAACCACGACGGCAGCGTGGTTTGCTGCATTGCCTTGTTTGAAATAATATCGTTAAGCCCCGCCATATTATGCTACCTCGTAAGAGTTATGTTTTACTGCGTTCATTTTAGCAGACAGTATTTGAAGGTTGTCAGGATGATGAAAACCAGAAACAGTTTTTCCTTGCAGTGGCAATATGTGATCAACATGTTGTTTCCACGGAAAAATTGTCTCTAATTGTTTTGCCATTTGATAAATATCTTTTATTTGTCTGTACTGTTCAGCAGTTAACCAGTTTGGTGTTCTTTTTATTTTTGCTGATCTTCTTTTTGCCGCTATTGCGTTTATAGCAGAAACATTTTCTTTTTGATAACACGCAATTTTTGGCTTATTTGCTTTGTAGTATTCCGTGTTATATTTTTGTACCACTTCTTTAGGTTTTCTGCTTGCTTCGCATACTTTACAGTGGGACGAAATGCCAATTTTTCTGTTAGATCTTTTGTGAAATTCTAATTTAGGTTTCTCTATACCACACTTTGAACAAATTTTCATATTATGCCTTTGTTCTACGTTGTGCGTCTATTAAATATGCCAAGGGGCCTTTGCTATCGGGCGGCAGTTTCTTCGAATCTGCATTCCGCTTATGCTCCCTTATTACTTTTAAAAACTGATCTAATACGCCTGCGCCTGCGTCGTTACTACCATTGCCTAAAGATGATACTACGTCAGCCGGGATCACAAACTCACCATCTGCTAACAGGGCGGGCACGCTATCGCTGGTACCATCGCCGTCACCTTTTACAAAACGGTTTTCAATCGAGCTCAATCCACCTTCAGAATAAAACTGTGGGTTATGCCCTTCTACTTCGCCACCCTCAGCTTTACCTTGCAAATAATCAGGCATACCTGTGAGGATGTAATTAATTTGTGCGCGGGTTAGTGATGGAGTTAAACCAGAACCACTGATTGCCTTGGTGTCAACCGAGAACGGATCGTAGTTAGTCGATCCACCAGTAGCCATTTGCGGTATAATCTGGGGTGCATTAAACATTGGATTTACAGCATCTTCATCAGATGGTAAACCTGCTAAGTTGTAGTCCATTCTTTCTGTTAATCCCGCTGTTAAGTTTTTGATGCCGCCAACGGCGTCTTGGCTTAGTAATCCGTAGCCACCCGGTATTGCAAAACCGCCGCCACCGATACCACCAATTCCAAATCCTAATCCACCAGTTCCAGTGCCGCCGGTTCCTGTACCGCCGCCACCGGTTCCGCCAGTGCCTGCACCAGATTGATCTGTTCCGCCAGCTCCGCCAGGGGTTGTGGTCGTACCTCCAGCTCCACCGGTAGTTGTTGGCCCGGTAGTTGTTGCTCCGGTTCCAGGGGTTGTTCCAGAACCAGTGCCTCCAGTTGTTCCTGTGCCTCCAGTGGTGCCAGGGGTGCTTGTACCGCCAGGTGTGGTTGGTGCTCCGGTGCCAGTGCCACCAGGTGTGGTTGTAGTTCCTGTCCCGGAAGTAGCAATCTTTTTAGTTTCTGGCGCTTTAAATAAGCGATCTACTAAAAACTGATATTCATCAGGGAGATCAACTCCGGGCGTGTATATGCCATACTTATCAACTAGCTTTTGTAATTCTATTTCAGGCACGCCCTCTGCGCGATACTGATCAATATCTCGCTGGGTTAAACGCAGACCGCTTTCGTCAACACCTGTTGAAGTACCAGTTCCAGCGCCCCCGCCAATACCGCCAGTTTCAGGTTCCCCAATTGGAATTGGTTCCCACTGTTGGGTTTCTTTGTTAAAACGTTTTGCGTCAAAGAATGATTTTTCAGAAGGGGGTAAATATGCGCCACCTGTACCAGCGCTTTGTGTTCCGGTTCCACGAGCTAAAATAGCGTCGTCTTCGCCTTTAGCTAACGCAAACGCCTGATCAATATTCTCAGGACCCAACGCATTTAAATAAAGCTGGTATGCTCTCTTGCCTTCCGGCGTTGTCAGTTCTGCAAGATTCTTGTCAATCGGGCTCTCAAGTCGTGTTCCAGGACCAGCAAACATTTTTGCCGCAGAAAAAATCTCTGCTAACGGGCCGCCCAATCCCGATTTAACGGAATCAATGTACGCCTGCTGCTGCTCTTTACTTGTTCCGCCAACAATGTTAGCAGCACTTAAAGCCTGATTTGCGTCTAACCCTTGAATCCTAGCATTAAAGAACGCGTCTTGTTGTGCTTTGTCAAGACTATTAATTGCATTCGCTGTCTGTAGCGCGGCGTTCGGATCTGGGTTTTCTGCCAACGAATCAAAGAACGACTGCATAGCAACCACTGACATTTTTGAAATGTCTGGGGCAAACTGAAGCGCGTCTTCTGTGCGCATCCCAAAACCTTTAGCAAACTCATACATTTGCTGGTTCTGCTCTGGCAACGCGTTTACTTGTTGCGACAGATTAATAGCTTTTGTTAAATCGCCAGTTTCACCAAATAGATCTGCAAATGTACTCTTAGCAATCGGTGAGTACTCAGAGGCTTGTTTGTACGCATTTTCGACTTCTTGCGACTTGGCATTTAATGTGTTCTGCATTTCATCCACAGAGCCATTAAACTGATCGGCCGCTTGATTTACAACATTTGCCTGATCATCTACTTTTTTAAACGCTGCGGTGTACTGATCGTTTAATTGATTTAACTTGTTTACGTAACCTAGATACGTATTGTTTTTAGTTTCGAAGTCGTTTCTAGCTACTTCGTAAGCGGAGAAATCTGTATTGTACCGATCTGTAACTTCGTTTAAGCGTGGTATTAACGCATTAGCCTGGTCAGCGTATTGGTTAGCTAAATCAATGTTGTTAGCTGCTTTTGCTGCATCGTACTTAGAAACTAAATCAGAAAATTGATCCGCTACTGATTTGTATTGATCAAACGAAGATGAAGCTGTTTTAAATGCGTTTTGCGCAAGTTGTTCTGCAGGACTTAAAACATCATTAGCAAAAGTTTCAGCCTGAGTCTTAACTGATTCACTTTCGCCAAGTAATACTTCGGCTTGCGATTCAGCATCAGCTTTAAATTCTGTTAGTTTTTTGGCTTGCTCTAAAAACGATTGCTTTACGTCTTCAACTTTATCTTTAAACGGCTGAATAGCTTCGTTTAAATATTTAGTTAATCCTTTAGCAACTTCGGTATTTTTTAATGCGGTACCAGCTTCGGCTAAACTGGTGCGAACAATATTGTTAACCAGTGCAGTGTTAAATATCTCGCCGGCGTCTTGACCTTCTACTGCGCCAGCTGCTGCGGCGCCAGCGGTTCTACCTAATACTTGCGCAACTCTAGTGTTTAAACCTAAATCTCTTAGTTGAGTAGTGGTTTGTGTTCCTGCAAATGAGCCAACGCCACCACTCGCAGCGTCTAACAATATTTGATTTAAATTACCACCTTGCAACGCAGTCATCGCGGCGGATCCGCCAGCGTTCGCCAACGCAGTGTTAATTGACTGCAATACTGATACAGGTAATTGCGACGCTAGACTCGGTGCAATTGTCGCTGGTGTTGTGGACAACGCACCATTGACACTTTGTAAAATTGTACTGCCGTCGCTAAATACGTGCTGAATGGTTCCGTCAGCTAATGTATTCGTTGCTGTTAAAGAGGCGTTTCCTGCAGAACTTGTTAACTCGGTAGCAAAATAATCATTTAAGCCTTCTGAAATACCTTGAGCAGCCCAAGCGGCTGCGGCTGATATTGCGCCAGCTTTTAACGCTTGTTCAATACTACCGCCATTAGCAACAACGCTTGTGGCAGAAATTAATGGTAGCGCCCAGTATTGCTGTGTTGCAACCGCTGCAATGTTAGCAAGGGTTCCAATTGGATTCTTAGCAGCTGCTTCACCAACCTTACCAATCTCGCGGCCAAGAGATTCAGCACCTTTGCCGACCTCACGAACTACAGATTCAACGCTCTTACCAACGCTCTTTAGCGCTGGACCTGGATCGATAGCGGCTAGTGCGTTACCAACAGCACTCATTACTTTTTATCCTTTTTTGCCGCAAATTTCTTTTGTTCTTCGACTGCCCTAACTCTTGGTGTGTCACCTAAACTAGCGATAACCTGATAGCCACCGTCAACGGTTTTATTGACTTGATAGCCCATGTTTTTAAATGGCATGTGGCGGCCAATGTATTCGAATATTTTAAGCAGAGAGGCGTCGTAAAATTGGGTGATCATGTATTTAAAACCCATCAACCCAACAGCTTTGGTAAACTCAATGCAGTTCTTTAGATAGTTTGGCAAAATGTCCGCGTTTACGGCACGGAATATAGCTACTACAGGGTTAGATTTATCTTGGTGAACAATGAAAATTGTGTTACCTTGACGAATCATTAAAGCGCCGAGCTCATAAGCCTCGGCCGTTAAACTGGCCTTGACCTGCTCGGCAGTATACTTGCCTCCGGTTTCCCTGGAGGCAATTTCAATTATTTCTTCTTGGGATAACTCCCGTTGTTTTGAGTCTACGAAAGACGTCACAACAAGAATTACTTGGTTGCGGCGGCTTTAGCTTTGGCTGCGAGGGCTTCCTGAACTACCTTGTCGAAAGCGGGGTTGACAGAGTTGCTGTCAGCCTTGTGTTTAGCCATGATCGCATCGGCAGCTGCTTTATCGTTTAGAAATTTCATTGTTTGTTGGCCGTGCATACTATCTCCTTTGGGGTTGGTTCTACTTATACTAATGCAAGAATACTACATTTTGCGCCCTAATTATTGCTGTGGACCGTTGATAATTAAGGCAAATTCTTCCGCCCAGTCACGCCAATCGGTGTATGTATCTGGGTCTGGGATGGGGTAAACTTCAAACTCTGGCAGCTGGGTTACATTATAAGCAACCATTTTCCAATCCTGCTCTGACGCATACGGGATTGGCTGCTCACCGTAATACATAATCAAGTTGCCATTCCAGTTTTCCCATGAGCTACCTTCTGGCAAAAATGGGAAGTATTGTGTCATGGCCGCTCGTCGCCGTACTCTGCGGTAATCAAAATACGACCCATTTCAAAGTTACCATCTAAGACGTTAGACTCAAACTTCAGTTTAATCTCCCTATGCTCAACGCGAAGATCAATCTTACCGGTATCTGGGTCAAACGGGAACGGGCCTGAGTTTTCAATTGAACCCCTGGCAAACTTTCTACCTAAAACAGTCATAGTCATTTCGCCGGTTTGCACAAAGTCTGGCTCAACACGACGCAAGTGCATGCGACGATTTACGCCGGATGGTGAGTCTTGTGACGGTGTTCCGCCAACCCAACTGATGTCGCAAGTTGTAATGGAGGATGTAATGGCGGTCTCTTCGTTAAATGTAATTCGGTTTGTGCCAAACTCATGCTGCCATAGAGGGAATCCGCCCTCGATGTAATACACTAAATCACCTGGTTGTTGGACTGGATCAAAATTTTCAGCCACCGTAATTAACGTCACGCCGTCTGGGTTAGTAGCAGTAACCGCCGAAGTGAAAATAAATTGGCTGGTTAAGATTTTAAAGACGGTTGGTGTTGGGTCGTTATTAGTTAACGAGATATAGTCGCCAGCGCCAAATGTTGTAGTGACGTCACCATTAATATAAATTTGATTATTGTTAGCGGGTGACAAAGCAGCCGGGTTAGCTACTACCGTAAACGGCGGGCTGTACGTCTGCAGCTCTTCCCAGCCAGCCCAAATTGGTGTTGGGAAGATCTCAGTGGTGTATCCACACGAGCGACGTGACCCAGGGGCTTGTCCGGCATCGTACCAGATTTTATCCTTGACGTTGTAAATAATTGCGTCGGTGCACTCAGTGGCATCTCCGCGGGGATAAAAGAACCAGATCTCATTATACCGAGGTACTTTGGTAGCCCATACCTTTTGGCGCTGTACGAAATTGATGTTATCAAATAGCCAGTTTACGTTCTTGTCATTTGGCAGTACAGAAACCGCACCATTGTATTGGTAGAAGCGGTCAACACCCATCCAGTAATAAATACCATCCATCTCTACAAAACATGACGATGACATGGTAGAGATCTGGCTAGAAATAATATCATAGCGCCAGTATAGCGTTGCGGCGCCAGTAAATGAAACACGAATCAAACTGTCAGTGGCCCAAAACAACCCAGACGGCGAATTAGTACCACCACGAACTGGGATGCCCTTGACAATTTTAGATGATGCCATATTGACCTGATTGGCGATTGGTCCGTTCCAATCGGTCAATGTTTGCTGATTGTAGTTTGCTAAAGTTGTATTGGTATCGACGTTATTGTTTGCGATGAATCCATCGGATCCATATACAAACACAAACGGATATAACACGCATACGCCACCGTCTACTTCGATGGGGCGATATGTTGGAGTTTGACCGCCGGTGTCTGCCAGCACTTCAAAATTCCACTCGTTGTTTGAATCAGGTAACAAATTGCCAACTAATACCGGACTCTTAATGGCGTTGTCAATATTATCTAAATTAAAACCACCGTGCGCAAGTACTTGTAGCGCGCCGCCAGCTGGCGAATATTGTAAATCAAACTGCCATAGTAAATGTTGGTTGGGTTGAAATGCTACGTCATACAACCATACGTTTGTTGGTGAACCAGAAATTGTTCCACCAGTTATTGTTACCGTTGTATTTGGTGCTGAATAAACAGCGGTTGAAACAGTTAACGCAGACGGCGATGTCTGACTGAAGATAACCGTTGTATTGGTCGGAAATGCTGCCGTTACGTCGCCCGCAATAACGAATTGCGTTGTGGTGTTTGACACCAACGTAAACATGCCGTAGCCTGGTAATATGTTGGCGGTGTACGGGCCGCTGCCAACACCGAATGTTGTACCAGTGGTGAATACTTCTAAGCCAAATTGATTGCCAACAAAAACATAGTTTACGCCGTTAAATGCGTTGGTAACCATTCCACGAGGGACGCCGGTGAACGTTGCAAATAGTTCACGGTATCCGCCAATTTTCTTAGGCACGCCTCGTTGAAAGCGGCACCATTCGCCATCACTAAATTCACGCGATTCAAATGTAGTACCGTCTCGTTTAATACCAGGCTGAACGCCCAGGGTGTGAACCAGACTATACTGGGCCTGCGTTGCATTCTGTTCTGCCATTAGAACGTCCCGCCACCAATTAATCCTGCGTTAAATGTTGCTGGTGTTGATACTTGCGGACTTAGTGTGTTGGTATTGTCCACTTCGAATAATAGTGCGCCGTTTGCGGAGAATCCAAGCACGCTAGTGCCAACTAAATACATACCGGTATTTGTGTCGTTGGTAAATGAGAATGAGGGAGATCCGGCCGATCCGTTGTCAGCGTAGTAAAAACCAACCGTGGTCTGGCTGATCACATACAGCTGGTTACCGTCGCTCAACGCTAAAATAACAGCGCCGTTGCCAACGGGGATGGGTGTCTGTAAACTACCAGAGATTTGGAATGTGACATCGTATCCAGTCTGTCCGGTGTTGTTGACCAATACATAAAGCTGGGTTGTTGCGGGCAGTGTAACATCAAGGTCGACTGAACGAGTGCCAGCTAACGCAACATAAGTTTGAATGATTGGTGCGTATGATACAAGGCTTAATGTATTGCCAACGATAGAGTCTACGTCGTACGTGGCAGAGGTAAATGTTACGTTGGATGGTACAGCTAAACCAACCGTAAAGAAATTACCAGTTGACTGCTGGAAAATAATAAAACCAGACTCAGACGGATTGACCGTAATACTTGCCAAGCTGTCAATTGTCGATGTACCTTGTGGCGAGATTACAATCGCGCCCGTACCGTTGTTTCTAAATGCGATATACCAACCACCGGATAAACTGGCTGTGGTAGGTAGTGTAAATGAACCGTTACCGCCGGTCCAGACAAACGTAGCAGCACGGCTGCCATCGTTAATCGTTGGCGTTGACGATACGCTGATAATATTCTGTGTGGTGTTTAATTGGCCGGCAAGTGCGACTAAGCCATTACCGGCGAGTGATGCTGCGTCGGCTGACGATGTTCCGGCGCCAAACGTAACGTTCTGCCAAACACCGGCAGCAGTGGAGTTGTCCGACAGATAGAAATACTTCGATACACCAGCGGGGATAGAAACAGATCCAGTGCCACCAAAGTTTTGTACGGTAAATGTTGAAGCGCCAAGGTTACGAATTAAAATGTCTGCGCCAACGGTACCTTGATCGGCTTCTGGTAATGTAATGATTAAGCCAGCGGTTGATGGTGTGGCGTCAATAATACGCGCGGCAGGGACCTGCGTTGGGTTAACAATCGCGGGCCAATACAGTTGGACGTTGCTACTAAAGCTAAGCGCGTAGTACGATACGTCGGTCGGCTGTACGACTGTTCCGGTAAACGGTGATGTATATGTTGGCATATCTTAGGGTTCCTGGACCGTTGTATTTCTGTCGATACGACGAGAATTGTCTTCTTTTTTAAGTGCTGCCAGGGCCTCAGTGTAGTACTGCTTCCACACCGGCAGTTTGTCTAATGCTTTTAAATAACCTTGTGCTTGCAACAATGTGCCAAATAACATCGCTTGTGGACACTCGCGCGTGAACAGGTTTTGCTGATTGGTTGAATCAAGTGGCTGAATTAAACTGTAGTAGATAATTTCAACCGGATAATCCTGGTCCGGTTTTGGAGCAAAGTTCCAGTTGTTATAATCATATTCGCCACAATACTTCGGCTGCCCGTTTTGGGATTCTGATTGGTATTGAGCAATATAATCTTGCGAACGGAGTAGGACGGGCTGACCATTGACTTTCATCGATACTGTTTTACGCCAGCGAGCTGGCTTTTGTAGAACATCTTGATTGGTTGCTAAGGTAGTCTCAACAACAGTTAACTGCAGCAATGATTTTAGCTCAGCAGCAATCGCGGCCTCTGCTAAACCAATTAAGTTTGGAATCTGCGCAATAAATCCAGGATCATCACGCTCCATGTAATTAATGACATCCTGAACCAGGTTGTCATAGGTCATTTGATATGCGCCGCTCATCGTGTATAGTAACTATAGTTAGGTTGGAAGTAGATTGGCGACTTGTCGCGCTCTTCTTGCGCGGCATCGTATTCTAGTTGCTTAGCAATCGTCTCTAAATACTGCACGCGATTTAAATCAATCTGTGGTAACTGCATAGCCAATTTGTGTGACAATGTGGCTTGTACAGAACCAATCCAACGGTTGGGTAGATATAGCTCATTGGTCAATGAACCAACGTCTGGCATTTCTTTTTCAATGACCAACTGAAACATTTGGAAGTCATTGTTTGGTACGGGCCACAAGTACATCGTTGGGTCAATAGCACGATTAAACCAGTACTGCAACGAACGCACCGAGGGGAACTGTTTGTTTGGTAAATTCCAGTAATCATCGCGGTTCAAACGTGCCAGGGGAATCACTTGCTGGCTGGTTGAGAACACGATCTGACGCACTGAGAATGTACTGGCTACGGTCTCACGCAGGCGATAGAATAAATAATTTGGCGTTGTACTGATGTTGTAATAAGCCCACTCACGGTCTTTGAGCGTGGTCGTTGGTAGTTGTTCTACCGTGATCCACGTTACACCATCGTTACTAACCTCGTACGCAAAATTATAGGTGGTCGTATTGCCACCTGTTGCATAGCCATTAAAGCCAACGTAAAACACCGGCTGTGCTGTTTGATACTCTAAACCGAGCCAGTTATCTTGAACCGTTGAGGTTGCTACTAGATCCAGGTTTTGATCAAACGCATTTGGCGATAACGTATTGCTGACTGGCAAATACTCGGCAGCCTGAGAGTTAATTACATAAATCCAATTTGCTTCACGCACATCAATCGTGCCAGGGGGCAGAACTAACTGCTGCTGAGCCGTTACAGCCCCCGCAAGGTAATTCTCCAAAAGCCAAAGGTTAACTCCACGATTAGATAAGTTCTGTAATATGTAGAAAAGAGCCTGCTTACCGGCGTTGACAAGTTCAGGCGTGATCTCTTCTGCCGTCTTACCAGCATCACGATACGCATACGATATTAACTGATCAACGTTGATCTTAGTTTGGTTTGTTGTGCCAGAGTAGGCCAAGATTATCTCCCGCGGCCGGAAGCTCGCTTAGTTACTTTTTGTGGTAAATTGGGTTTTGCTTTGCCAGCTTTTACAAATTCTTTGCCAACTTTGCGGGGGATGCCTAAGGTTGATTTGCCAGCGGCTGCGGCATACATCGCCTTCATTTGTTGTTTCGATTCGATGGGCATTAGCAAGCCTTTCCGCCATGTTTCATTGGGGTTTTGGTTTTGCTTTTAAACTTCTCCATGACACCCTGTTTTAATTTACGCAATGGGCCAGCAACCATCTCACGAGTTTCTGTGTTGGACGCCATGGCTTCTTCGTCAACTACCTGTTGTGGCAGTTTGCCAGCAGGCATGCGGGCGCGCTCTTCGTCGGTGATTGAGCCGCCCTCAGCATACTTTTTTGCGCGGCCACCCTTCTTAAACATGTTGTTCAAGCCCATGGTAATGCCGCCGTCTTTGTTGACGTCGCTAGAACCAGTTACAGAACCTTCCATGGCTACATCGCTGCCGCCAGTTGTCAAACCAGTCTTAATATTAGCGCCACCGGTTTTCTTGCCGCCGTCTTTAGCTACATCGCTGCCGCCAGTTTTGACTTTTGGCTTGGTACGCTTGATCGCAGCAATCTCTTTGATGTCTTGCTTGGACTTCTTTGCGCCATATGAAACGCCACCGCCAGACTTATAACGGCCAACGCAGCCGCCTTCTTTCTTCATGCGGCCACCTTTTTTGAGCTTGGAGAGGTTAGTCTCTTTACCTTCGTGGAGTTGCTCGTCGTGCAATTTGACGGCTTTCTTTACGATCGCTTTGTCTTTAGCAATGTCTTCGCTCTTCTCTGTTTTTTCAGAGTGACGCGATTTGTATTTTACCGATCCGCCCTCTGCATAGCATGGCAGGTTTTTTGCCATTTTGGGGTTTACTTTAAAGCCTTCCATGTCGATTCCTTTGTGAGTGGTTCTATATCTACTAATGCAAAATACGGGGTGTTTACGCCCCGGCTAAAAACAGTTGACGCTCGATTTGACGGCGCTTTTTAAGGACTGGCGGGTTAGACCAATTCATAAACGAGTCCGCGGCGCGGTGAATATTTCCCTGGTTTAAGTACTTCATCACATCGGACCGGGAAAAGTTGTCAGGGCCAATGTTATGGCACAGACTTAACAAGGCGTTAATCTGGGACCTATTAACACCCGCATTGAGGCTTGATTCTAGGGCCGTGGTGCACTTTTCTAGGTCTCGGTAAAGGATTGCCATTACCTCGTCCTCAGAAAGCTCTCTATGGAACAAATCGCGGGTCTGGCGCTTGATTAAATGGCCTACGCCAATCGTCCAGTTACCCTCGCTGTCACGGTAGGCTTTGTGGCGCTTACCCTCAAAATGCTCAATCAGCGCGATAGTGGAATGATCAACCCAACTAAATGGGCTGGTTTCTTTATGCTGCACTGCGTTAAAAACGATAGCTACGACTACGAAAAATGCGCACAGGATCTTGCCCATAGCACCCTCCTTTATTCATTAGACTACACTAATGCAAATTTATGCTATGAAAATGGCCTTGTGCCAGTTCGGTCAATAATCAACGCCTGCCTACGAGGCGCCATGTCTTTGGTGTTTGGTACGCTGATATGTGTCCAGGAACCAAACTCTTCAATAATCTGGTCAAACGGAATATTTGCCTCAATACAGCGCCGGACGACCTCTTTGGGCGTGACACCAGGTACGCGGATGTCTGCGGCGCAGCCTAGTCGGTGCTGGCTAGTGTCGCGGGATCCTACCGCATCATTTACGGCTTTGGATCTGAACGCGGAGTTTACCAGGATCGGTTTGTTTAATAGGGCGCGAACTTGCTCTAATAACTCAGCAACGCGAGTTAGGTTGGCAATCTCGGTCGCGTTGGGGGTGTTATCCAAGCCACGACGCGCTGCGATTTCCGAGGTGGTTAATTCTTGTAATGTGAAATGCGGGGACAGTTTCATTTTTTCTCAAGCATTTTGTCTATCGCAGAATTTTTGGCGGCGCTGCCTTGAGAGCTACCAAAATAATACGACACAATCTGCGTGGCGATTGCGGACAAGACACCCAGTACATAAATTAGGATGTCCTTGCGAGTCGGGTCGATGGTGCCCTCGTCGAACAACACAAGACCAAACAACACAAAGGTCATCAAGAGCACAGAGGCTGCTAATATAGGGGTGATAACTTTGTTAATCAGGGGCGCTTTGTCGCTAGTGACAATCTCAGACTCGCGCTTGCGTGCGGAGTCTAGGTCGGCTGCGTAGATCTTCGCGAGCTCGGTATCGTTAGCCATTCTGGCCAGCTCGCCGTCTTGCTGCATTTTAAGCAGCTCTAGTTGTGCTTTGGCTTTTTGCTCCGGGTCTGGTAAAAACCGGTCAATGAGTTTGGAACCAATATCGAGGATGGCGCCGATAGGGAACATTACTTATCTACCTTTTGGTCTAGCTTGTCTTCTATTCTGTGGAGGGCTTTGAGTACCTCGTACCAGCGATCGTTAAAGTCGTCCTTGCTGACGTAGTGGGTTGGTAGCTCTGCTCTGAGTTTTGCTAAGTCCGTTTTAAGTTCTTGGACTGCGGTCCAAAGCTCACGGCAAAACCAACCGAGCACACCACAAACGGCGGGGAGTACGAAATTAATAAAGGTCTGCAGGTCCATTATTGCCCCTGTCCGTTGTCTAGCAGCTTGGCTTCAATGACTTGTTTCATGTTTTATCTCTTATGGCAAAGTAGCTACAAATTCTTTTGCCTGTTCCGCAGTCATCAAATTACCATCGGCATCCTCAAGCTGTGCTTCGTCAGCGTTGATTTG